GGTCGCCAATTGGCGACCTTAAATAAACACAATGCGTTAGTTATTGAATTTCTTGCCACCGATCGTGTATTGACCGTTATCAATATCCACTTCGGTGAGGGTCACACCGTTTTCTTTCCATGTATGCCTCGAAATCTGTCCCGTTAAGGTAAGGGTTTGTTGTTCGCGCATCTTGTGTGATGAATACTCCACGCTGACTTCACCCGTCATCTGGTGCTCAGCTGAAAACACCTGATCTTGATTCGTGCCATTTTCATTGAAAATAATGACCGTCTTATCACCATTTTTCAGGGCCGACTTGACCACCGAAGCCATTTCACCCTTAATGGTCACCGACCACTCAGCAGCTTCGTAACCCACACACACTTTTTTGCCCATGAATGCCCCAGGCACATCAGCATATACTTTGCTGTATTTGGGTGGTGTAAAGTCTTCAATGTTGTTCGTAATTTTAATGTCGCCTGGTAGTACTAGTTTTCTGGCGAGAGTAACTCGATTAGACATATTTCACCTATTAACTGAATGATTTAACTGCGCTGTCGATGTAAACCTGTAAAATTTCATCGCTTTGGTTGAGTTCAATGATGGAGTGCTCGTTAGGACGGTAAGCGCCCCAATCAACCACAAGTACCCACTCACCATTTTTATAACGCTGCAAGTTATTGCGAGTGGTGTGGAGGTAACATTTTGCACCAATGATCTCACCATCGGCTTGCAGACTGGCGAGCCAATTATTCAACTGCGCAACACGCTGATTAAAGAAATCAAAGTCCAAGTTAGATTTCATCGTGTCACGATGTGACTTGATAAGCTCTCGACACAATTGGTTTTCAATACCAATAATATTGCCAAAACTACCATCTGCCGTACGGGTGCCTAAGAACATTAAGCCGCCATTCGGATCTCGAACCGTAAGCGCGATGCCTTTTTTATTAAGGTCTACCGCCTCACTGTTTTTATCGTTAACACGGTACCCAACCAAACGGGCGATATCGTCCAGTGGTACTGGTGCACCATTGGGTGTTTGAGAAGGTTTCACACTGCAGCGCGCTGCCATGCCAACAACAGATGGTGGAATCGTATGTCTCCAGCGCTCGCCACTCACATCACAACACCATACGCGTTTATGGCTCTCACCTAATTTCCCAGCATATTCCTTAGCATCCTTGGTGATAAAATCTGGAGCGTCAGTCCAACCCTCACAGTAGGTTTGGTTAGCAAGTGCCGCTAATGCGTTAGCGATTTCAAGGCCATGGAAGCCTGGTGCGGCCACATTGGTAGGCGCTTCTTTGCATCCAGCAAACGCTGCAATACCTGTTAATCGACCAGAAGGCGACACGCCACCAACGATGTTTTGTAGCGTTTCATCGGCATCTGCACCTGGTTTTTCAATGATGACGTAACAAGGCACCTGAGCGACTTCTAGAAAGTACTTCGCACTACAATAAAGCACACCGGCTGGGTTCTCTGTTGTGTCAATTTTGGCTAGGTCAGCGGTCGTATAAAGCTTGATAGGTTCGCCATAAGGAACGTCTGGATGTTTGTTGGGTGCCAATCCAATTATGCCGCCCAGTTGGTTATCCACTCCGCCCATTGGGCCTAACGGCTCACCCACTTCAAGTGAGATGCCGTTATGGTTTTGTGTTGTTGTTAATGCCATTATTGTCTCTCTTCTTTTAATACGAGATTTTTATTTCTGAGATGATACTCTGCTTGAGATGGTTTCAAGGTGACCGTTTGACCCTCTTCACGCCAGTAATAAAGGATGCGCTTTTCTCTGAGCATCACATAGTCGCGCGGGTCATTCGTTGCCTGCGTTTGGGTTGGTGCGTCTAACACAGACGCTTTCGTTTTTGCCATTGGTTAATCTCCAAATAAAAAGTCCCGCTCAAAGGCAGGGCTCTAGGTGAAATTTAGATACAAAAAAACCGCTTTACGCGGTGTCTTTATTTCGTGCTTCTTTAACACATTAAACCGTTGGTTTAACAGGCCAAACAACATCGTCTGGGTTATCATAAGTTTGCGGAATATCACGCAAGGCTTGGCGGTAAGCGGTGTAGGTACTCTTCATTTCTTCAGTCAGTGCCACATCAGACATTTGCGTCCAATCACAAGACGCCATCAAATAGTCTCGCTTGTTACGAATGTCTGACCATTTGTTGTCTTGTTCTGCCTTTTGGATAACATCTTCGGGAATGTTTATCCCTTCAGCATCTTCTCTCGTAAAGCTTGTATAGAGCTTATTGTTATATTTGAATGTCAGAGCTTTCATTGCCTTTAATCCTTCTGTTTTGTGATTTTTTCTTGAGAAAGTAAATTGGTCGCATAACCATGAGAACCATATTGCAGACCAGCTAATAAATCTGCCCATTCAACAGGCTTACCTGATGAGTCGGATAATGCTGAAGCATATACAGAAAGGCGTAAAGTTCCACACCCGTATTGGATATCGAAAATAGAGGCTGCGTTACTCGTTTCTATATTAGTAAAAGATAACGTTATATCTTGAATGTTAGCCTTACCATCTCGACTAGCAGAACGAGCAAAATAAACTGGTTTTTCATTAGTACCGTCATTTTCAACAAAAATACATGCCTCTGAAATATTATGCGCGTGAGAGTCAAATGTTAATGAACCACCTAAGAAAGCTCCTGCCCTCCCATGCTCTAATGTCGTACCCGAAATCATACGAGGAAGCATCGTGCGTAGATATCGAAAAGACAGTTTACTACCCGGTTGACCGGAAATACGTCCTTTTAAAAAAGTACGATTATACGTTGAATTAAACATTTTTTTAGGAGTTAAGGTGGCAGCTTTAAGCCCTTCCTTTTCCATTTTTGAGCTTCCGCCAGAAATAACGACATGCCTCTTTCCAATGTCTATGCTTTCATTTAATTCATAGATATAACCATCTTGGGTTCTCGGTAGATATATGTATACTTGGCCACCATCAGGTACACTCTGAACAGCAGCCCCCAACGTCTTAAAAGGACCATTTAAACTATTATCGTCCCCATTTACTTCATCAATACTGACTTTCTTAGGTAAAAACAGTTCACTTACGGCATCTGGGACTGCACGTATGGCTTGATTAACTTTGTCATCGATCTGTTTGACTTTCCCACTCACCGTTTTTGTTAACGCCCCCACCGCTTTAACAATTTCGGCACTTTCATTTGCTTTCATATTTAATCCTTATTTAAATGTAGAACGATTTAAAATATCTCAGGTGGGTTACCCACTTGGAAAACACACCCAAGAAACGCTGGCCATTCACCTGCCAATTAAGCATAAACAGGGTTGAGAACCGGAACCGTAAACCAAATTCTGGCTGAATTTACTTTCCCATACTTGTCGAGGGCAGAACGTGCATCGAGCTGAGGTGACATTATTGATATTGCCCCGTTATTATTTGCGATCACAGAAACAACTTGGGAAGATAAATCGTGAACGACGGAGCTGGTTTTGTAATACCACTCCACAACACCAGTGGAATAGGCCTCACTGAAATGAGTGATACCCGCACCTCGCAGCGCTTCTGCAAGCGCAGCTTTTGACACCACAACCTCAAACCCATGATCATGGTTACCGCTTATTGAAAAACCGTGAATATAAATACAACCAGAAATGAACGCCATCGAACCGCATCCCGCGATTTTAAAAGTTGTTTTTCCAACTGAAATGGGGCTGTCTTTACCAATCCTTGAACGTTCGTAATGAGCGTCAGAGGCATTGTCCGTTGAACTAAAACCTGATTTAAAATACTTGGTAAGTGCAAATCTATTGAGATCCGGCAATGGGTTTGAATCGTTCGACTGTTTATCTTCGAGTAATTCGATTTGATGATCTAAATCATGTAAACGTAATTCCTGTTCAATATTGAGGTGAGCATTTTCAACAAGATTTGTTGCCAACTCAGTAACGACCTCATTTTGTGTATTACTGGTGTCCCCCAAACCTATTTCGACCTGCTTAACGGCCTGATTTTGACGTTGGAAATTGGCTTGCGTATTGGCTTCAAACGCGGCTTGATGCGTAGCTAAACCTTCAACATTTTGATCTAACTCTTGTAACTGAAAAGTATGATCAACCAGCAAACAGTGCGTTTCAATCACGCCTGCACTTAACGTTTCAAACTCTTCATCAATCATGATGTTTAAGTTTTCGGTTCCGACGACAACCGTTAATGAATCGCTTGGTAAGGCTTCAAAATTCATCGTAAAAGGCACAATAACGTGCGCCCCTTTTGATTTATAGGTTAGCGTTCTATTTGGTTCAGAAATAACGCCAAGCAGTGTTCCCGACTCTAACCATAAAGCGATTTCGCCAATCGGGAACTCTTTATCTCCTGAAAACTTGGCCGCCATTTGTAGTGAGGTATCGCTAACGTTGACACATTGAATAATATCTTCAATTTGTCGCTCATTACGTAACGCCTGCTGCGAAGGGCTGGGCGTATAAGACTGGTCGCCCACCGATATTTTGGCAATTTTGGCTTTGATGCCTGCATTCTTTGCGCTGATACACTCAGCTAAGCCATGATGCGTAATGGTTACCGCTAATGTCATATTGTTCTCGCTATTATTTCAATTGGGGTAATTGATATGGAATAAGGGCCCAAAGAAGCGCCAAAACCCAGAGGTTTGATGCCCTAACTGGCACAATGACGATCCAATCGATACCGGTTAAATACCGAGGTTGATGCTTCCCCCTTCCTTTTCTCACGCAGTCAAACGAAACAACGGCGAGACGCAGTAAGCCAGCATGGACCAATATTGCGCTCGCTCTGGCTATACAGGCTGTAGAAGCTCAATTTATCGCTCAGTTCTTTCGCTTAAAATAAAGAGCCCTACGAAAAAGTAGGGCTCAAGGTGAGGTTTAGGCACAAAAAAACCGCTTAACGCGGTAAATAATTAACTGTTTTTATTGTGCCTATTAAGGTTTATCTGGGAATTCAACCTTCCCTGTAGCTAAGTAATGTTGAGGTACATCACGTAACGCCTGACGATACGCTCGTAGCGCTGCTACGTCTTCATTGCGGTCTATTGCTGTGTTAATCATAATATCAGCTTCAGCAATAAGCGGAGCTCGTTTCATACGGATCGCAATAACAATATCTTGCTTCGTTTCGTCGATAATTGCTTGTCGTGCTTCACTTTCGGTCAAGCCCATTTCAACTAACGTGGTAATATCAGCGGGTACATTGATGAACTCTTCACCGTTGATTGTGATCAATTTAATCATGCTTTCGCTCCTTTTGCTTCTAATCTATTAACACGCCCAACGAGAGCGTCGATATCAACATCTTTAGTCGCGGCAGAAACCGGATAAGAAATATAGTAACTTTTATGATTATTCTTACTATCCCCAGTCACAATATCGGCAACATTTAGTTCAACAGCTCGCCATTCTACATTGACTCTTTCAGCTGCATGCTTGTAAACAACCTCTCCCTGCCTTTTGAGACTGAATGGTATTTTGTGATTTGTATAAATACGGTATTTTAAATTCCCCCCCCGCAGATGAAAACTTGACTGAGCGTTGCAAATAAATCCCGTATCTTTCTCCGTATACATGGTATCTGGTAAGTCAGAATTAACCTTGTGGGCGGATGCGTAACCGAGAAAGCCAACGTTGGCGACCGTTTGCTTATATCGTTGACAATTCACTAAAGTTCTGAGGAAGTTAGCATCGCCAGACCAAGAATAAGTTTGGCCTACGAGAGAAACGAGGACTCCTGATACATGAGACACATCAAAATCGCTCCTTTCGTCAACATGTCTTGAATTATTGTTCCATGAATAGTGGCGGTAGATTTCTAGCTCAAATGAGTCCGAAGATGGCATGCGAAAATATACCGGATAAAAAGTATCTTTATCGCCTTTTACCGTAATATCAACGTAGAATCGTCCTTCCGCGTCAATTGAAGCAGGGGTCGCCGTAGCAATAAATTCCTCAACTTTCTTCTTTTGCTTGGCAATTGAATCGTTTGTTTTTTTATCAATGGCTCCCATTTTTTGTGATACCTCGTCAGCCAACTGTTGTGACGCACTCGTTTGAGCTTGTGAGGCTTTTTTTAATTCCTGTAATTCTTCGGTTATGTTTGGCATTAATGACTCTCCAATTTTCGGATGGCTTCGTTAGATTTCATGGTGTTGTTTGCTTGTCGCACTAACACGGACTGAGTATGAAGGTGCGCTTGTGTGTTGCTCATCGCAACAGCACCGAACGTTTCTTGTGTCTGCTGTTTAACAAGAGACAACGCTTTTTCTAGCTGAGATGTTGACTCGATCAATAACCCATTGAGATTTTCGATAAGGGAATCAGCCGCTAAGAGCTGGTCGTTCACCTTTATCTGGTTATGCGCTTGTTTAATTTGAACCGTTTGGCTTCGAACGAATGCAAGCGCATCACTCATCATTTCAGGCTCAATCATGATGTTTAAATTTTCGGTCCCAACGACAACCGTTAATGAATCGCTTGGTAAAGCTTCAAAGTTCATCGTAAACGGCACGATTACGTGCGACCCTTTTGCCTTATAGGTCAACGTTCTGTTGGGTTCGGAAACAATGCCAAGTAACGTTCCCGATTCTAACCATAAGGCGATTTCACCGATTGGAAACTCTTCGTCCCCTGAAAACTTGGCCGCCATTTGCAGCGAGGTACTGCTGACATTGACGCATTGAACAATGTCTTCAATTTGTCGCTCATTGCGTAGCGCCACTTGAGAAGGACTTGGTTTATAGGATTTATCCCCCACCGATATTTTGGCAATTTTGGCTTTTATACCTGTATTTTTCGCGCTGATACATTCAGCTAAACCGCGATGCGTAATGGTTACCGCTAGTGTCATGTGATTCTCGCTATGGTTTCAATTGGTGTGATTGATATGGACTGCGGGCCCGTAGATGTACCCACACTAAGCGATGTTGCTGCCTTAACTTGCGCAAGTTTCGCTTGAATCGTTAAAGGTTGGATGCTGACAGCATGAGAGCTTGAACCTGCGGCCAAACTCAGCGATGTGGATGCTTTAACTTGTGCGAGTTCGGCTTGAATCGTTAAAGGTTGAATACTGACACTGGGTGCGCTCCCCGCTGTCACACGAAACGACTGTGAGACGCGATAAGCCATAGTTAAGTCAATACTGTCTCGTTCTGACTTTACATGGTTTAAGCGTTCGATAAGACGCTCGGCTCGGTCACGATCCACGCTACGTTCAGTCTTGTTCTCAGCAGTCACATAAACGGTATACGGCACCCCATTTTCAACGTGCCTCCAATGTTTTATTTGCGCTTGATAATCCACAGCGTCGAGCGCCATCTCAATACCGGCCTTGGTACCACTGGCTTGATGCACAGCATAAGACACCTTGGTGATGGCGCGTTTCTCAGCTTCACTATCACTGAAAAACCAATCATTCACACCACGCTCAGAGGCCATCAAAGGTAATAAGTTTTGTGGGATCGTGGTTGGTGAATTGATGGTAGCCAGCGTGTTTTCGCTTTGAACTAAGGCTTTAGTACTTTGTTCGTAGCTTCGTTCAAACGTGGTTCGGTTATCTGGCAGCAGTGTATCTTGATCAATGATTTCGGACATTCACCACCACCCCTTGACAATACGGCGCTTCAAACCAGTCGCACAACACATCGTTGCCAGGGCTAATGATGCTCAGTTTTTTTACGTTGTGGTTATGAGCAATTTGATCGATGCGTGAGCGTTGAACATGGCCGCCTAATTTATGCTGTTTCTTACCATAATCGTTTAAGGCTTGAGTTAAGCCTTCTCGATCAATCAATTGAGTAGGCGTTGTTTCTTCCCACACATCAATGGCGATTGTGTACGGTTTTATCTCTGCGGAAGCGGTAGTGATATGGTCAGATTCTTGAGCAATATCAGCACGGCTACAATAATCCAATACTGCTTTTTTTAACGCCTGATCAGCCGTGCCATCCCCAACAGGAGAAAGAATACGTATTTCTACCTCACCCGAGTTTGGTCTCAGCATTCTTGGCTCAGCATCTTTTGGACGAACCACCTCTTTAGTAGAAGTAAACTCAAAGCGTTGAACAACGACGTTGTCAGACTCAAGATACACAGTAATGAATGGGCGTTCACCCAACGTCATCGCATGAAATTTATAACCCGTTCTTGTTCCTGTCGTCGCCAAACCATAAGGCGCTAGACTGTAACGAAGCAAGAGCGATGCATCAGATTCCATCACTGCTGCAACCGGTGGGAAAACCGTATTATCTTCAGGTTGTATGACTTGCCGTGTTAAACCTAAGCGAGACACAACCAAATCAATCATTTCAGAATCGGTTGCGGTTTCTGAAAAATTTTGCAGGTATTTGTGGTTATCATTACGTGTCTCTTGCTGCCTAAACAAAATCATTGAATCAAGGAGCAGAGCGGCTGATTCATTTGGGCTCCGGAGGCCTCGAGTCATTAACTGTGCGACCTCTGTACCGACTTCTTTCTCTGCAAAAGGGAAAAAAAAATCATTAATGAAACGTTCACGCATCGTTTCAAATGGCTCAACAGTCAGAATGTCAGGGATTTTGGTCACACTCATATTACTAGCACCTCTCTTTTTCCTTCATACGTGTAATGAATCTGAATTCGAAACCCCGCTCCATGTATTCGAACATCAACAACGGGATCTGCAATATCAGCTAAGTCGTTGGCTGGGTTAGTAACAACTCTATGAATACGGTTAATCGCTCTCATACGGTTCTGTTCGTTCGCTAACCCCATGAGCATACGATACTGCCCACCGACCTTACGGCGTTTCTCTCTCGAACCTTCTTGCGTCGTGATCGCTTTGGCTAAACGACAAGCCGCTTGCTTAGCTCCCGTCACCGTCAAGCCCGTTTCTGGGTCTATTCCCATTTGCATACTGCCCCCTTAATTGGACGGGAGTTCGGTTGGCTCCCCTTCTTTGTTCACCATATGCTTGTGAGTACTGAAAGTGACACCGCTTATAGTAGCGGCAGACAATACGGCGCCATTGCTTGACATTGAGAAAGCACCAGGAGAGTAACTCACAAGCGTAGGAGTTTTAATTTGTGCACTTACATCCAACGAACCTGTGACTTTGACATCTCCGGTTTGTGAATGCGTGCCCTTGGTTTTCGAGGTGTTGGCGGTTCGAATATAATCGTTGGTTTGCATGGAAATTATATCCGCCGCCTCTACCGTAAATGATGGGGTCACGAATTTGATTGAGTTATTAGCTTCGACCAAATAATTGCCATCAAAATCAGCGGTCACTTTGAAGACATCTAAAACACTTAAACTGGTTTTTCTGGGGTCCGTATCATCAGGCAAAAATTCGGAGCAATATGTTGCGGGTAACGCGATAGCATGAGCCTCATCAACCCCACCCGACAAATTCAACACAACCACTTGCTCACCAATACTCGGAGCTCGCCACTTAATCACCTCCCCCGACTCGAAAGCGACCCATTGGATCGGAGGAGAGACATAGTCATCTGCTGAATTCGGGGCGTAATCGATCACTGCTTTTGCGCCTTCCACAGATTTAACACGTCCCAGTCGTATTAGATTCCTTAGCTGACGTTCCATGCCACTTACACGATGCGTTAAGTTGAGAATGGCTTGCGTTATATTCATGTTTGGAGTCCACCTATTTCAGGAACTGTTGAACGAAGCTCAATCACAAGCTTCGCTGCAAAAGTAGGTTAATCTCATATATTCAACAATATCGAGGCTTCGCCACCACTTAGAGAATAAGTGCGCTCGATCTGCACGTTCGTTTGGAACTTTGTAGACATTCGCGAGGACCCAAGCCCCTGTAACAATGAGTGATAACGTCGGGTTATTCGCTAAATGTTCAAACTTGATACTTTTTAGGTCCATACCAAGCGCCGACAAAATTTGCTTTCGATGAGCATAAAATCGGTGATGATTTTGCATTAACTTAAACTGGTAATGTGATACAGAGCATACGCCACCGTATCGGCTTTTCTTTTGACCCGCTTTTGACTCAATAAGAGTAATTTCAAACAGAAAATGACCAAGGTTAGGTACACCAAACACTTGGCCAACAAGAAAACACGCATCTTTAAGATGCAAGGGAGAGAGAGCGCCATGTACCATTTACTAAGCTCCGTTATCGATAAAATACCTACAATGAAAGCTAGTAACACTCGTAGGGTTATTAAAAAAAGGGAATACGGAAGACGACAAACCCACTAAGGCACGGTAACTTCCAAGTCAGCTATAAATCTCTCTTAAAGACTTGCTGCGTGATAAATTTAATTATGTGGATATGCCCAAGCGCTCCAAATACGCCATACACCACGGTTTGGCTATAGGACATACCTTGCATCAAGCCGAGATGCCAGGAGCCAAATGCCAACGCTAAAGCAATGAAAAGCTCTGCAATAAACACCTGAGGGGAAATCTTTTCTGCTTTTTTAAGAAAGACGCCCAGCCTGGCGACAATAAACACGACGACAAATAACAAAAAGCCGTCCGTCTCTTTGTTATAAGAAAACATAAATTGAAACCTGTTTAAGCTACTGTTGGAGATGAAATTTTAAAGTTTTAATCGTTCACATAATCAGCTAAATCAATTTTAACGCTGGTAAGGAACAGACCATCGTGCATAAAAAAACCCCTTTGCAAATGCGAAGGGGTTTTGTCAATTTACGAATAAAATAAGGAGTTTTTCGACCGTGGAAAAATCATACTACAACCAGTCAGGTTATTGCAAGCAAAAAAAGCTCACATTTGAGCTAAAAAATTAACCAGCAACTTTATTGATACAATTTTGAGCCATATAACGCTCGTAAAACTCGCACAATGCTAGCCTATCGAAAGAGTCAAATAGAAGCGTAATGTTGTCATTATGCTTTGCATAACACTCATAGTATGTTTGTTTTTTAATCCCTACCGCCTCGAAATATGTACGATGAAGGCAATCCAAAAAATCCCGCTTGACTAGACGTAAAACTAAAATAGACAGCACTTTTTTCTGCGTTGGTTTACGGCACTTTTCTAATGGTAGGCGCTCCATAAGCGCGTTCAGTAAGGCTGGGACATGATTTAATGATGGGCTATCAGCATATCGATACAGCAACCAATTGTTTATATCGATTGGTAAGTTATTAATAACTCGTTGTATCTTCAAGTGCTCGAACACATCGTCCGAACAATTTAGCTTTGAAGTGGCAGCATTTCGAGTTCCCTTAATTACCGAAGATTGATGGTGACCTTTCTTTTGGGGCTCTTTGGCATTCCTTACAAGATTGAATATCGACTTTTCTGAAAAATCAGAATTTATCTCCGGTTGATAAGTTGCAAGCGCTTCCATGATCCGTATACGTGTCGCCTCAAAAAAATCTTTTTCATCATTCATTTATCGCAAAACCCTATTTACATGGTTAATTATCCAAAAACAAAAACTGAAAAATGAGCAAAATAGGAACAATAAAAACCTAAAAGCATCAAATTTGAGTCAAAACACTAACATCAAAAAATAAAAATGGCCATTTTTTATGCCTACGATTGCGTACTTTTGTCGATAGCTTACTAATTACGGCTAAAAATAAGAGATAAAACACAATTTCTTTGGAAAAAAAGTACTAAAAGTCTCTTCTATGAAAACTTTTTGTCACTTTTATACCAAAAAAACTCAAAGTTAGTACTTGTAACTATCGGATGCTTTATAATTGGGAGATTGAAAAAAGTAAAAACACAACGCATTTTTTACTGCGTTGGACACATGACCTCGAGGGTCTGATTCATTAGGGTAAGGACAAGTGCCCGTTGTATTTTAATAGGAGTCAACATGCCAGAAGCACATCAGGTTTTTGCAGCAATCCGAAAGTCAAAAAAATTAAAACAGAAGGATTTCGTTGGTATTGCTAGTCGTGCAACCATTGGAAGGTTTGAACAGGGCGAAGGTGATTTACCAACCCAAGTACTTATCAAGGCTTTAGAAAAAATGAACATGTCGTTCGGTGAGTTTGTCACTCGCATGGAAATGGAAGAGACGCTTGGTTATCACACTAAAAATGTAAGTATTCGTAGCTGGACGGATATCGGAAGAGAAAATTCAGCAGAACATGGAACTATTTTTTACCCAAACGGAGCTAAATTTGAGAGTTATGCTTTAAAAGTACGGGACGCAGCGATGATATCCCCTGATTTCACTACCAATTATCCTATTGGTTGCTTCATCATCGTTGAACCCATGAGATCTGTTAATGATGATATTCTAGTTATCGTTAAAGCAGGGGGGACGTTCCATTTTAGACGTAAGTATCGTGGAAAATTTGTTCCAGCTAACAGTGAATTCGAAACCATTGATAATGGTGAAATAGTCGGTCGTGTTGTTGGCTGGGCAGGTCATGGCTAACCCTTTTTTCTTCATGTCGAACCAAGATAAATATTAACCACCGCCAAGTTTCTGATATTTTTACCAGTCGTGGTCAACTGACATTGACCACAGTTTCATCTCTCATTTTTCCTACCTCACATAAATACCCGATTGGTCAAAATAGTTCAACAATAACAAGAATCATCGGCCAGTTCTTCTTCAAGTAGTCTTCAGCTTGAGTGATTACCTCCCCCCTTCTTTCTTTGGTAAGCAATTATTATATATATTAAGTATTAATCTTTTGTATTTATTATAGATGCTTGACTTGTTGTCATTTCATGCTTGATTTATTTTTGAATAAATCAAGTATTCAACAACTTACCCACAGCTGGTATTGCCTTTAAGACTTGTTGGTCTCAAATTTCCAAGGGTTTTTAATGACCAAAAAGTCAATAGCAAGAGGTGGATGCAGATAATCACCACCAACTAAGGTGGTAGAAAGTAGTCGACGTTAATGTGAAGTGGGAGCCTGGAATCTACCTATACAATGGAGTTCGTTTTCGGTTATCTCATGTCGAGGACAGAAAGAGTCGTCTCTGTCTAAGCGACTTTTCAAGGACGGCGCAGAGCTGGAAGTTCGCTTTGATTGGGCGTGGCTAAAACGGCGCTGGTTTTCGCCCCCGTACCCATAATCTTGAAAACCTCGCCCAGTTCTGATTTCTTGCTTCTTCCTTTGAACTGAAGCTGCGATTTTCCTATCACGATAGTGTTTGTATTGAACAGCACTTTTTATTGATTCTCTTACCTTCTTACCTGTACCAAGAAGATCATACAATCCAATGAACACACGTTTGACTGAATTTTTTCCGTAATAACGCTTTCCGTTACCGCACTGATAATAGCCGTATCGAATATTAGAAATATACCAACCTAAGCGCTTGGCGCTCGCAATGATACCGTCTAGTGTACTACGTTCAATCCCTAGCTTTTTCATAAAGAATGCGTTTCCTGCCGGCACGACATGCCATAGGCCATCAGGTGTCCGAGACTTAGATACGATTACATTTTGAGCTTGATCAGTATAAAGCATAGCAACGCTAATAAATCTTAGGAGGTTAAAATAATGGTCCGAACGTATCGATTCACAATTTGGTAGGCGCTCACCTCTGAAATGACTTTGTATTAGACGTTCGACAGAGCGTAAGATTCGAAAATCTCTATGCTCATCAAGCCGAACATTAAAATAGGTTTCGATTAGATTTTTATCTTCTAGCGCTTCAAATTTTGGATCGAATTTGACCGTATTTAGACTTTTTCTGAGGGACATTTTGTTCATCAATTCCTAATATTAAAAAGTATGACGGCCGGTAGATGTGCGTAAAACTATATCTGAAAATATTAAAAACGATCAAGCTAAAAAATGATTAGGTGAAGTAAAACTAATAAGAAACAACAAGATAAGTCGACACCTTGTAGCTTATGGATCATTACAGCCCTACCCCATTACGCACTCAACAATCACCCACCTCAGAGACAGCCCTTAGCAATACCTGAAAAGTTATTTGCAAAATAAAACCCCAAAAATACGTGTTATATAAATACAAAAAGCCGAATTTTAGATCTAAAGTCATTTTTTATGACGTTAGCTATAGTAAAAACACATAAATACTGTTTAAATATACAGTAATTCAATCAGGTAGGGGGGAGTAGATGAATAACGGCATAATTGAGCATTTAGAAAGTGTGGAAATCAAAGTACAACAGCTGACTGCAATTGCAACTGTCACTGGGGAAGCGGCAGAAAAAGTAGAACACGGAACATTGGCTCTTTGCTTTCAAGTTATTGAACGCTTAGGAAGAGAGTGCCTCCTCCATATAGAGCAAACAGAATAAATACGTCAACACACAATAATACGAGCCTTATACATCAAGCGTACATCATCCAAAAACGTCATGTTTTGAGATTATCTTTTAGGTACTACAATTAAAAAACCAAGTGACGCCGTCACAAAAACACTAAAGCCGACTTAGTCTGTTAAACGAAACACTTCATTAAAAAATGAAAGAATTCTCGCTAAACATCAAATTTAAATGCGTTTTTATGCTCATAAACTCTGTTCTTATCATCCGAAAATCGGTTGGGGGAATAGTTAGGATAAATCTCAGCTCATATTTTGGCTCATGGCCATCAATGAAATACCTCATCATTACACTTGCTGCCACTTACTAAAAATTTGGCGAATAATTACAAACGCACACACAGAGATGATGTCAAAAATAATCATCAAAAAGTTCGCAAGTTCAGGGAGCATAAGTTTTGTCTTCCTTCCCCCCCCCTCCCGAAAAGCAAACATATGATAGTAAAGTCTTTTTTCTTTTAAGCGGTTTGGGGACAATGGGGGTTGTTTTTTTGAAACCAACGGACTTAAATCAACCTAAATCGATTGGCCTTCCACTCTAAAGCATCGATCAAGCCTTGCTCATACATGCCACCCCAATCGTAAAAGAACGGCGCAAAACCTTGACCGCCCGTGATATGAGAAAGCGCAATGCAAGCAATCACTACGCCAGCAGAGATGGCGTATTCCACTGGGTCGCCCGTTCTAAAACGGCCACCAAATAGATGAAATCGTCGGTCACTGTAGGGGGAGAAGGGAACGCCAGAAACCGTCATCGCATCGGTGAGTATGTGGCTGACACCTCCCCAAGCAAACGCCATCCCTAAACCGTGATAATCCCAAACTAAAGTGAAGGCGAGGGCGACTATTAACCAATGGGTGAAGACATGGGTGGGGCCTCGATGTTTGATTGGCCTACCCGTCAGTTTGTATACATACTCCATCCAATCTGGCGCGGTTGCGCCTGCAACACAAGCCGCGACATGAGGTGGCGAAACCACGGCACACAAGGCGCCCGCAATTAAGGTGTGGTTGAGCCATTTCACTCGCTCACCGCCTTTGCGATATGCTGAGGCAACACGGCTATTTTTTGTAGATAAGTGTTCATCCCCTGGCTTTGGCTCTCCTCACACATAGCGACTAATGCCAGGCGCTGTTCAACCAGAGTGGCCTCATGCGTTAATACATCACGGTGCGCTGTGGCGACTTTCTCGAGCAAGGTGATCTGCTCATCAACGTTAGCAATTCCTTTGCTCACTCTTGCTTGAGATCGCGCCTCGAGAGCCAAGTAGAGCCCCATCGTTCGATAGGCATAATTGCGGCTGGCCAGTGCTTTGGTAAAAGCGGCTACCGCACTGGCGGTCCCAGTTCTGCGCTGATATTCCCACTGGCGTTCACGCGATTGTTCGGTGGTTGAATAGAGAGGCATCTTCCCGACGATGCCAATATAGTGCTCGGAGATCTCTGGCCAATCGTCATTGTTGTACTCGTCCATGTTAGCGCGCACACCGGCCACAATATCGATGTCGATCTTGAATTTGCTCTTCTCTGGATAGCAATGCAGTACCGATTCAAAGATGATGTCTGGGTCTATCTTCGGCGCGGGCAATAGGGCAGGGACGGGGGTATTAAAGTGCGGGGCATCACCGTGTAACGTCGGTAACTCGAACGGCTTAGCCTCGGGTGGTAAGACAGTAGGTTCGTTCCATGGTGAGCTGATCCCCCAATCATTTGCGCTCGCCATGGAAGCTCCCCCAAATAGCAGCAAAGCAAAGGCTATTTTCATTAGATTCTTCTTAATCGGCCCGGGCTGACCTGCGGCCAGAACCAAGCATCTGTAACCCACCCACAACAGCGCCCGCTTCCCATGCCCCCGCAACCACACACATCGCGACAATAAACCAAATAAGGGCTTTGGTTGTGTCGTAGCTTGCATCAGTTAACAGGTTGGTACGTTGCGGATTTCTGCGTTCTATCACGGGACGGACAGAAGGGGGCAGTCGTCCTTCTTCGCTGGCCGTCAGGATCCAAATATTACTCGAGAGCAAACATGAGCGAGCGACTTGGGCTTTTCTACCTGTCAGTTTGTGCGCATCGTCTACGAACAGTAGAGCACCGGTATCTAACAAATATTCGGCAAGTGCATCGGCTTTAAGTTGCAAGTTGAGTTTGCGCCACTCGGTTTTGAGGTCTGAATTTTCAGTGGTTTTACGGCGCTTCTCATACCACTTGGCAACGGCTTCGTTTTCTACCCAACTGGTCATGGGTAACAACGTCTCAAGCAACACAGGTTGATATTTGTTTCCCCAAATCCCATTGTGCTTTTCAATGAGGCGATTGAGCCAACGACTTTTCCCTGAATCATGTGCGCCTGTTATGAGTTGGCACTGGGTACGTTTGAAAATGGTTTCTTTGCGATCTTTGGATGGTGCAAACCGTCGTGGAGAGTCGACGATCAGCGGCGTTATGTACGGGCTTCCGTTCTTTCTCACCCGTTTATGGTCCGTGCGCAGTTTCAAAAATCTCATGAGCTCTCCGTGGCGTTGAACTCTAAGAGTACGGAAATATTGACTAGAAGATATCGCAAAGCGCGGCTTTGCGATCAGTTCAAATTTTTCATGTAATTATGGATTTTGTCAGTAGGATGCGGGCGGGATCGACTTCGAATAAAACGTACGAGACTCAAGTGAGTTTTTCTGCACGTAGAAAAAAATTTAGATCGAAGTAAGGGGTAAACGATAGATGTGATGGATGATAGAGATATCTAGGATAATCAGTACGATTAAAACCTTCATTAAATTCGTATTTTCTTTAGGCAAAAAAGGTCCTATGACGGGCTGGGTAATGACACACAGATACGTGAACATCCACCTAAAATTCATCCCATCGATAAGACCTATTTAAGTTGTAGCTTTTCAATTCTGTTTTTTTATCAAGCGCGTAGTTAGTCAGTGTATTAGTTAGGGCTGGGCATAACTGATGGCTCGCCACACCATTTGTCGGTTGGGACGTTACCCCCTTCCATTTACTCACTGTGTTGGTTGGTTAAATCACTCTACATGATTTATCGCATCCTCATGCTCTACCACAACATAATGAATCATTACCTATAACTTGTTTATCTCTGCAAAAGCAGAACGTCTCCGTCGAGGACGAAAAGAGAATTGTCATTCATATTTTGCACCCAATTATTTACTGTCGTTGGCGTAAGTGATCCGCATCGACTTAGGTATGAAGCCTAATTAAGTGAGTATTACGGCTAGAAACAACGTATCTCGCTAGTGATTTATCTAATTTACTCCCTTTTAGCCATATCATCGGATAAGTGACGGGGGATCTTTTAAACGGTGTTTTGCGATCACCTAAGAGTTAACTATGATCTTTGTTACATTAGGTACATGTTTGTTTGCCGTTCTGATCGAAAATAAATCACAGCGTTTTCATGTGGATAAGTGATTGGAAGTGTATCAAATATCGGTTATTCACATTATCCACAGTATCTATAACAGTATATAACCTCTATATGATCTATAAGGTATATAAGATCTATAGAGTGCTAAAAAACCTTTGTAATCAGATATATATTTACTTTCAGGTAACGTATTTTTAGTCTGATTGATCTTATTTTTAGTCTGATTGATCGTTTAATTAGTATATAGGTAACAGATTTTTAGTGTACATGATCGTTTTATTAGCGTTTGGGTCACATATTTTTAGTGTCTAAAACGTTTTTATCCCCTGCACGGGCATATTGGTCAAACAATGTTAGCATTTCTTTGAAGGTAACAGGAATTTAGTTAATTAATGCGATCTTTCTTCTTGAGGTTACGGAGATTTAGTCTTACTCTTATTTAAGACTAAAAACTTGTTACCTGAAGCTAATTACTATGACAGACCATCGCCAATTGATAACTACAGAAGACTATAGAGAGTTGCCGAACGACTTTTTTAAGAAAAGTCATGCACTTGTATTCAGTCAGCTTGGTTTAACTGCTCGTGAACACGATACATTTGCGCTGTTCTTATCGCGTTTGCACGAAGATCATTGGGTAGCCTACCAAGAAGGTCGTCATGTTTATGCGCCTGAATACACCTTTCAGTCCGAAGTACTTAAGGAGTGGTTTGGCTTATCTGCAAAGCAGTTATACCCAACATTAAAGCCAATGGCCAAGCGCCTTTCCTCCCGTAAAGTCGGTTTAATGAACGATGCTGAGCAAGAGTTTGATTTTATGCCACTCTTTAGCCGCGTTGCTTATAAGAAAGGGGCATTGATCATGGTGCCAAACGCAGAGCTTATGGATGCTTATTTGGCACAATCGGCGGGTCATGCTCAGATTAACCATCTCTCTTTTAGAAGCTTGAAATCAGAACACTCTAAGCGTCTGTATAGTATTTTGTCTCGTTTTAAGAAACCTGGAATGAAACTGCATGAGCAGTCTATTGAGCAACTGCATGGATTGTTTGGCTTATTAGATGAGAAAGGGACCCTAACGAAGTCGAGTTATGGCAATAATAAGGTTTTCCTAGAGCGCTGTATCCGCAAACCGATTGAAGAGCTCTCCTCTAATGAAGAGGTAAAGAAGGAACTCGCTTTTCTTGTTGACGAAGGATCAGGCTCGTATGGCTACAAAGCACGTTATCGAGGTAAGAGCATTGTCGCTTTAGAGTTCATATTTGAATGGAAGCAAAAAAGTGATAACAAAGGCGAAGCACAAGAGCGTGCTAAACTTGCCGCAGAAACAGTGCCAGACAACCCAATGTTGCAGCTGGCGAAAGAAGCATTCAACATTGTTCTATCGTATCCGGTGAATGGTGATTTGACTGAGCAACATAAATTGGCAATAGAGAGCGTGCGCATGGGGATTATCACTATGCCTGCAGACATGCAGTTTGATTCGGTCTTCTACCATCGCATGGATCTTATGGAATAATAATTTCAGGTAACAGATTTTTAGTGTTTTGCTTAGAACACTAAAAATCTGTTACCTTCAGTGACACAGATCTCAAGTTTTATATACATCACCTTTGTTATGACGTCTAAGGAAATCAACCAAGGAAAGGTTCATGACAACCTATGCTTACCTGCGCGTTTCCACCGACGCACAAGATACTCAAAATCAAAAGCACGGCATTCTCGAGTACGCGAACCAGATGGGGATCGCCGACATTCAATTCATTGAAGATACGGCTTCCGGCACGAAAAAGTGGCATAAACGTAAACTGGGTCGCTTGCTTCAGGAGCTCACGGCTGGCGACACAATCATCTTTGCAGAGATAAGCCGAATAGCACGTTCAACATTACAGGTGCTCGAAGTACTTGAATTGTGCTCTTCTAAAAAAATCCACGTTTTCATTGCTAAGCAAAATATGCGTCTTGATGGCACTATGCAGGCAACCATCACCGCGACCGTTCTTGGATTGGCTGCAGAGATAGAACGCACTTTCATTTCTACTCGGACTAAAGAAGCGTTAGATGCCAAACGTAAGCTTGGGATTATTGGCGGAAGGCCAAAAGGCCCCGCGAAGCACCTCAAGCTCGATAAGCAAAGAGACAAAATTATCGAGTACTTACGTATGGGATTAAGCCAGGCATCGATAGCTAAACTACTCGACATTTCAGCTAGTACGCTTAGTGACTATATCCGCCGTCATGATCTTAAAGCGAAAAGAAACGTGACTTGTGAAACTAACCCATAGCTGCATGTCCATTAAGGTGTAACTTTATGGACAATGCATGCTGCCCCTCTCAATACTGTCCAGTTAGTCTTTTAAATATAAAGTGAACATGTATACTAAAGTTAACCAATCTTAATGTTCACTTTAAGGCACTTCTCATGAAAATTGGCTATGCCCGTGTCAGTACCCAAGACCAAACACTGGATGTTCAACTTGAACAGCTAAAGGCGATTGGCTGTGAAAAAATCTATCAAGAGCAAGCGAGTGGTAAATCTGCAGACAGAGAACAGCTTAATCTGTTGTTAGACTTTGCCAGGGAAGGGGACGTTATTCACGTTACCAAAGTCGATCGCATTGCACGTAATACGATTGACGCCCTGCAAATTGCCGATCAGTTAGCGCTGAAGAAAGCTGGTTTGGTCTTTCATGACTTAGGTGACTTGGACATCAACAGTGATGTAGGTCGAGTTATCTACACCACCATTTCAGCGTTCGCAGAGATGGAAAGAAAACGTATCTTACAGCGCTGTAATGAGGGTAGGGAGCGGGCACGAGCGGAAGGGAGGCACCTCGGCCGATTTCCTGATAAGACGCTTCACCAACGCATTCAAGAGCTTGCAGAGCACGGGATAAATAAGCACGCGATCAGTAAAGAGTTAGGATGCAGTCGAACGACGGTTTATAAGGTGTTGTCGAGTCAAAAGGAAATAAAAAATGAAGCTTGATTGGGAGCTATCTCCAAGCAGTATCGTAAAGTGGAAGACGTTTTATGAACAAAATAAAGATAGCAGCTTTGTTCATAATCGATTTAAAAGGAATGTTGATCGAACTGAAGAACTCGATCTAAGCGAAAATGCAATTTGGAACGCATTTGTAATGTGCCAGTTGACGACGGCCCAGCGTTCAGGACCTACATCTATGGTATCCAAATTTTTAGAAAGCATTAGCCCAATGCTTGATTATGGGACTTGCACAAATGCTACAGATCCGAAAAGTTTCTTCTATAACGAGCTAACCTTTGCAAGGGTTCGACGTACCAAGATTATATCCAATAACCTAGCTGACACTCTGTATTGGTTTAAACAGCAGTATATGGAGGAGGTTAAGTCTCTCGTTAAGAAGACTTACTCGCAAGGTACGCGAGTGTCCGAAATTGAGTTGGCTGAAGCTTTATCTGGATATAAAGGAATAGGCTTAAAGCAGTCTCGAAATTTTGGTCAATATCTTGGGGTAACTAAATACGAAATTCCAATTGATAGCCGGGTAATTAAAAAGCTAGATGAATTCGGGAGTAGTTTTCTTCCATCTGCTCATGCCTTGACCTGTCCGCAAGTATACCGAGTGGTTCACAATTTGATTGATCAGATTAGTGCAGAGTTGGGTATTATGCCGTGCATTCTAGATGCTTGTATTTTCTCTAGTTTTGACACTTAACTCTAGGTGGCCTTGCTAACCACTTCAGCCCTGTCTGGCCACAACCTACCCGTTGTCACAAAAATTCATGTCATGTCCTAAGCTCGTGCCACTACGTGACACAGGCCATCACATAAATGTCACAACGGGCAGGGCGGCACAGCCAGGTCTTCCATAGCAAGGCCCCTTAAAAGCTTTGTTACCAACCCCAAACCCCAAGCTTGGGGCTTTTAGTTCAAATTGAACATAATGTGGAATAATACAAAATAGCACGTGCCGGTTCGCCAGCAAGCTGTCGGGCACTGGGCTACTTCAAGTATTATTGGACATTATGTGTAAATTTTCACAACCGCATAAAAAGCATGCTTTAAGGCGGCCAGGCAAGCTGGCAATTGTTTATCTGCCTTGCCCAAAAACACGGGCAAAGCAGGGCATTGGCTAACGCATCAAAACACAAACAACGTGTTTTCAAGCGGTCACGTTCAGTGGTGTGTTTGACTCTTCACAAGTGGCAAGTCTTTATGTTGCCCGTTCCGGCCAATCCATAAAAGGCGCAAGCTGTTTTATGGCGCCCCACCACATCCCCCGCCCACCCAATGCTGCGCCCCGTTCTTTGGTTTTGGGAAGGTCTACGTTTGCGGTGGGATTGGTGCTACGCGGTTTAATATTCACTTGTCATTTAATGGCGCAGCGGTGGTCGTGTCGTGGTGGGTTGGTGTATTTGTGCTTTCGGGGGTATTCCACCCAAGGCACATTGCGTTAAGACATAAAATCTAACGCGTTTTTGCCCCAAAACTTGTTAGATCAAATGCTCTAAACATTTTAGGGGCGTGCGTCTTCCTCTATTTGAACTTTTTTCATTAAGAAAAACTCTTTTCTTGGAGTCATCTTTCAGGTGGGTCGTTGAGTGTATAAGACGTTCAACCATTTCAAAGAGACTCATTTGGAAAAAGTTAACAACTAAAGTAAGGGAATCAACAAACATCTTTGTGCAAGTTTGAGATAAAATTGCTCCCCTTTGCCTCTATTTCTTATTGTTTTTTCAAAGTTGATTCAAATTGGTCATATGTAAATTCCGCGTACCAATCCAAATAGGAAGGTGCCCCAAAAGTGTGGCTATCATTATGGATGTAGGATTTAACGACTTCATTTTTATTGTAGGGAACCCAAATGCCACAGTCCCACCCATGCATGTATCCGACCATTTTTCTCTTGTTTTCTAAACCGATGCAGGAATTTACACTTTGATAAAAAATACCTTGAGAATCTTGCCCCTCTGAAACATATACTCCGGAGGAGACACCCTCAACCCAAGATATTGGAAATAAGTCTTGAATGGCCCAAACGGCGTGAGTCCTAATTCTTGTTAGGTCTCTCTCAAGCACTAAATATTCACCTTGATTAACCAAGTCTAACTCTTGCATATTTACACAGCCAACTAAGCAAAAAGGTAAAAATATTAGGGATAATTTTGTTTTCATCATTAGTATATTAATATATAAAAATAGCATTGTAATTTATATTTAGACTAAAAAACAATAACCACTAAACAAATCCAAGGATATATTCTAAATTGAATAAACAGCCAATAAAATGAAAATTATCTGCCCCGAAACTTCTCTGCGTGAACTGAGCTGCACCTGCAAAATTAGACATTTCACAAAGTGACTTTCCATTCCCAAAAATTATCAGCATTTGCCTAATTTAAGTGACTGCCCTAAGAAGGGTTTGTCCAGAAATCAGATTTACAGGCTCAGTTTTAACCTATGATCACCGTGATTTATTTTTACTGGCTTGGTTACTTAGGCATGTTTGTATTGATAAAACCGAAGCTGAAACCTGCTTTATCTCGCGTACCTCTTCGCTCGTTCCTCTCTCAATCGGTGGCTCAACCAAGCCACTTCAATCACAAACAACGTGCTTTCCGTTGTCTTGGCCGTTCCGGTCACAATCAGGGCTAGACAGGCTTTCACTTTCGCGGCCAAGTGCTGTCTGAGTATGCGTTGTGTTTGTGCTCAATTTGTCCTTGAGCTGGGTTTCAACGTTTCGTTTACGCCACTTCTATCCTTCGCCTGCAGAACTTCACTAGAAAAAGTGAAATGAACGCTGCGCGCTTTTGCCAGTGAAAACCATGCAGGCTACCGGGAAGTTAGGCGAAAACGACGATGAAACCCTAACAACCCAAGGAGCACACCATGTCACATTCCCTTTCTTCGCAAACTCACAGCACTAAGCCCGCAAAAGCGAGCAACGTATCCCCGTTGCATCCGTCAGGCTCTACAACAATGAAGGTGGCGCCGTTGTCGGTTTTGACTCACTGGTCTGAATCTTCCAGGCTACAAACCGATGAAGAATTTGAGTTTGAAATCTTTGAGGCAATCGCACTTAAAGCCGCCTTGGATAATCCATTAGGCGGTTACGACAAAACAGAAATCACGGTCACGTTTGAAGGTGGTCATCAGCATCGTTGCCGCGTGGACCTGGGCTGCGGTGGTAATGAGTGTGGGTTTGCGGATCACTGTTTTCGTGTGCTCGAGTACGCGCTATCGCTTGAGAAAAGTGACCCGTCGCATTGGTATTTTACTCACGCCCAAGGGCGCGAGCTGCTCGCACTGCTTAAAACCTATCAGTTAAATCGACATTCGGTGGCGTTGGTTCGCTCTCAGGTGTTAGCGCGCACCCGTTTAGCAAAAGCCCAGCAAGAAGCCGAGGAACAGGCCAAGGCCGAACAAAGAAAAGCAGCGCATCAACAGCAACTAGAGCGAGAAAAAGCGTTTCAGGCGTCACTTTGCATACCTGATTGGGCGCAGGGTGTCATTGTGGCCACGTACACCGTATTTGATGAGGAAAGTAGCGATCCTTATGGTGATGATTACCGCTTCAATACCGAAAAAACGATTGTTCTCGCCTGGTCTAAACATACGCGCCGGTTGTTCCCAGAGCTGCGCAAGGCGTGCCTAAACCATGAAGATACGGGGTTTTTAGCGGACAAAGCGCAAAGTAGTGAACACCGAGAAAACTACTCAATGGGTGCCGGTACCTATCTCGCTAATAAAGATTTTATTCGTTGTGGTTGGTCGGTGCGTAAAGTGCGCTTTTGGCGTGAGGCCAGCAAAGCGGTTTACGTTCCATTAGGTGAACTGGCTCAAGCCGTTCAAGCATAACTGGGCGGGGCTAACGCCCCGTACTCCCCTCGTAAATTATTGGAGGCGTGACAATGTCACAAGAAAGTCGCATTACTATTGATGCTCGCTTGGTCCACTTGTTCGAAAAGTTAGCCGTATTAAACCCGCCCGTTGGGCAAATGGTGGCTGCGTTGAATATTGTGCTTGCCGAGAAGATCGTGACAAGAGATGACTTTGAACAGGTTGAGGAATGGGAATGAGAAAAAGGTGCCACGGTGACGCCTTTTGCCCTTTAAATAACTCTGAAAAGCATCAAAACCTTACAAGGCGCATCGGACTGGATAGGCGTCCTAAAAGCAACTAGGAGCTTTTTAGGTGCTCTGAGGGCTGTTTTCGATAGCGAAGTCGCCCGTTAGTTGTTTGATTTACTCCAACTTCCATGCATTTGTCTTGTTGGTTTTAACATAACCCAACCTATTAAGTTTTAGTTCTCTCTGTCTTATTGGTTATGGTTTTTTTTGCAATTAGGTTTGTGTTTTGTATTTCATCCAATAACAGTTGAGCATGAACATAAAGGTAACCAATAGAATTTTTATCTTCAGGCTGGGTAAGGATTGATTTGCACCAAAAGGTAACGTCTTCAAGTTTTGATTCAAGATTAATGTCGCTCATAAATCACTTCAATAAATCGTAATGAATGAGAACGTTAATAGAATTTATCCACTTATGGTATACACGGCTTAAAAGTGATATTAAACTAATTGCACTCATGTTGTGTTTTTCATTAAAATCAACATGTTATCACTTTGTTTTTTTGTTTTTTAATTGGTATTAAGTGTTTTGAAAAATTTATTTCTTGCGAGTTCTGCTGTTTCATGGGCGATTACAGTCTCAGTTTTAATTTGGGTGTTCACTGGAAAAGAACCGCACAGTGATAACTTGGCTCAAGTTCATCATTTAGCCAGTGAGTATGCCTTTCACGTTATTGAGCAGGGATTAGCTGGAAAGAGTGACTCTCAGGCTCAATTTGAGCAAGTTTCTAACTGGAAAAAAATGGGGTGGACAGCTCAAACAGGAGCTCTGAAAACTCTATGTAATATTGATCAAAAAAGAATGGAATTGGTCATGGATGAAAAGGTTATAAAGGACGTATGTAGGCTAATTAGGCTCCCTGAACCCTTGAGTGCTCTAACGCCTCTTGAATCGTAAGCCTTTAGTAAAACCTTTTTTGTTTAAGATTAGCTGATGTAGAGGTTCATTTGTTGTACATAGTGGTTAATTTAATTGTAGTTTATGTGCATATAGTCGTGTTTTTGTTGTTTACTCAAGACCCCCTTGAGTACATTAGTGAATCTAATGTCTTTCATGTAAAAAAAGGGGGGAAGACCATTGCCAAATACAGGAAGCAAAGCAGAAATCATAGGATCTTTAGTTTTTTGTATAACGAGGGAGGAATGGTAAGTTTTCAGCAGCTATCTGAAGTTGCTAAGGTTGACGAGGATATGATTTATTCTTCATTAAAAAACTTACGTTTAAATGGTGATTTGTTAACAATATCCAGAAAAGGCAAGTGGGCACAATTAGACGTGTAATTTTAATCGAACACCATCACTGTTAGTTATTGTGATACCTATTTAACGTAACGTCACTTAGTGCGAACAGAGGCTCCCGATTGGGAGCTGTTTTTCTAGCACAAAGGAAGAAAGGGGTCCCTCCTTGTTGTATTGACAGATTGGTCAATAGTATTTGTGTATGCCTGTTTTCCCCAAATACAAACTCACCTCTTAGTGAAGAATGTGTCATTAAAATGTTACTTAGCCGAATCACAGGCTTGCGCTCCGGGGCATTTTTACCCATAATAGCACTGTATATATAAACAGTGCTATTTATGAACGTTATTCCTATTTCAGCCCGTGCTGGCATCACTGGCTTTGAGTCACCAGCTGCAGAGTACCGCCAACTTTCGCTTGATTTAGATGAGTTACTGGTCGAGCACCCGAGCGCGACTTTTTTAGGGCGTGCGAGCGGCGACTCGATGCAAGGGGTCGGTATCTTCGATGGGGATATTCTGATTGTCGATCGCCATGTCGCCTTGAGTAATATGGATGTGATTGTGGCCAACCTGAATGGCGAATTCGTGTGTAAGTTGCTGGATATTAAGCATCGCCAGCTGCTTTCTGCTAACCCTGGCCACGCACCGGTTTTGGTCCAAGATTGCGATACCTTCACAGTGGAAGGCGTCGTCATACGTTCGATACGCTGTCACCGGGCCAGTCATTTATTGGGGCAAGGGTAATGTTTGCCCTGGTTGATGCCAATGCGTTTTACTGTAGCGCCGAGCAAGTCTTTCGCCCCGAATGGCGTGGTAAGCCTGTTGTTGTTCTGTCCAATAATGATGGTTGTGTGGTCGCGGCAAACCGCCAAGCCAAAGAATGCGGAGTCGAAAAATTTAAGCCCTACTTCCAAATGAAAGCACTGTGCGAGCAACGCGGCGTTATCGCGCTCTCTTCTAACTATGAGCTTTACGGTGACTTATCGAGCAAGATGATGGAAGTCATCGGCCGATTTGCTCCTGAGCAGCACATCTACTCTATCGATGAATCTTTTCTCTCTTTCGAGCGAACGGCGCTCGCGATACCGTGTCTTCGTGAGCATGGGCAAACCCTCAGAAAATCGGTGTGGCGAGAATGTCGGTTACCTGTGTGTGTTGGCATTGGACCGACGTTAACTCTAGCCAAGATCGCCAACCATGCAGCAAAGAAAATCGCTGAGTTTAATGGGGTGTGCGTACTCGATACTTTAACAGAGCGAGAACGCGTCCTAGCTCAGCTTTCAGTAAGCGATGTCTGGGGAGTAGGAAAACGGCTAACTACTCACCTAAAACACCTTGGCATCACCACCGCTTTACAACTGGCCAAGTACCCAGCGCCATTGGCCCGCAAGGTGTTTAATGTGGAGTTGGAACGCACTGTGCGTGAGCTCAATGGCCAAGCTTGTAAACAGTGGGATGAAGCAAGAGCCGATAAAAAGCAGATCTTTTCTACGCGCAGCTTTGGCGAACGCATAGAAGACGAGATCTCATTACGCCAGGCACTGTGCCACCATGCAGGCATTGCATCGCATAAAGCGAGAAAGCAGCAATCCTTATGTAAGGTGCTAATGTGCTTTGCCTCGAGTTCACCCTTTGATGATGTGCCCTATAATCGGCGCGTCGTACACCGGTTCCCCTACCCGACTGCAGATGTCACGCAGATCACCCAAGTGGTATCTGAACTCACAGCGCAGCTCTTTTCAGAAGGCGTGCGCTTTTACAAAGTGGGAGTTGGGCTATTGGATTTAGTTGAAGGACGGCAAGAGCAAGTGGATTTATTTAACCCATCCCCAAACAATACGCCGTTGATGTCGGTGTTTGATGGCTTGAATCAACGTTATGGCCAGAACACGGTATTCCTCGGCGCTCAAGGCATTGAGCAAAAGTGGCAAATGCGACGTCAGCTTCTGACACCGCAGTACACGACATCTTGGACAGGTTTGCCTCAGGTTAAGTGCTAACTCTTTGCCTAAAAATAGTTCATCGCGGGACAACCCCCGTTGTCCCCAAAAAACGCTCCAACCTATTATGGCGCTAAGTATCAACTCTGATTAATTTTTTCCGCGACAAATTGAACGATTTCATCGTACATCTCAGCGGGTAACCGACTCAGTTCAATCTTCAAACCACGCTTATCGCTGCTACGAGAAACCTTCGCGTACTGGTTTTTGTTCTCAAAGTTCGCAATAGCTTCGGTCTTCCAAGAAATCTTAGCTTCCTTCTTCGCGAGCTTAGCTTCTATCGCTGCGAGCACGATCTTCTGTTTGTCTTCGACGTTCTCTGCATCATCAAGATTAAATTTAAGTGAGTTGATAAAGCGCGAAACAGCGGTATTCTCTTTTACTAATTGCTTTTCAGCTTTCGCAAGCTTGGCATAGTAGCCATTCGGAATACCTTCACAATCAGGGAAGACCTCGATCATGCGTTGGTCGATGGCCGCCGCTGCAAAGCGCTTGCGACACGTTTCGCGACCAATGTTGAGGTGTGCGGCAAGCTCATCAATCTTAGTAAAACCTTGCTCTTGCATAATGCTTGAGTAATCTGCTCCCAACTCGCGGTAAGACAGGCGTTTAACAGACTGAGTTGTACTAATGAAAGAGATTAGGTCGGCCTGATCAACATCCCCTTCAATCACCCATAATGGTAAGTCTTTCTTAGCTTGGAGACAGGCGAAACGGCGCCGTGAGCTATCGAGGAGCTGATAAGTGCCCTGCTCATCTTTGGTGGCGACACCTTCAGTATGTACGCCCTCTTCTTGAATGCTTGGCAAAATGTCGCGTACGGAGTCTAAAGTAAGTGATTCTTGGCAACGTGGGTTCAACGGGTGAATCGATGTTCTACTTTCCAGCTCATTGGCTTTAACAATCACACGCTCAGCAGTTGTGGTTTTTCCGCTGGCGAAAGTGAAGACTTTTTTGGGGCTTTCGGACTTTGTACGTTTACCCAGTTGATTGCCTTGGTTAAAACCGGTGCGTTTATCTTGTGGTCGTAACATGTTATAGCCCCTTCGTTGCTAGTTGCTTGATTTCAGTGATGAATTGGTGATAAACGGCATTAACAGACGTCATTGCCAGGTCAAACTGCTTACCGCTGCAAATTTGCTCCGATTTTCGAATATCAAGCACGGTTCGGTTGCTTTCTGCTGCCGCAACAAACGCTTCAGAGTGGCGAATAGCGGTAGACAGTAAATGTCCTTGCGCCGCACGTAGTAGCTTATCGAATACTTTCACCTCGTGAGCGCTCTTCTCGTCAAAGTTTACGGGAAGAAGCTTTGCCCACTTTAGATTTTCGCCCTGCGATGGCAGAGCTCTGAAAGTGCCCGGCATGGTAGCCATGTAATTACTGGTAGACGCAAAGTCGAATTCTCGCGGCGTGACTGGAATGAGTACCGCGTCAGCAGCTTCATTCACAGCCCATAGGATTGGCGAATTCTGGGGAGGGGTATCAATGAAAATGAGGTCGTATTCTTGTTTAAGTATCGGTAGGATTTTTTCGCGCAACACGCTGACCAGCTGCTGTTGACCGTCTTCGTCTTGTCCCCAATAGCTATCAACAAAACGTTCGTCTGATGGGAACGCTGGAATTACATCGAGGTTTGGCAGATGCGTTTTGAATGGAATCGCTTTAACCAGTTCGTCGTAGCTAAAATCATTAAGGTACTGCGAGAAGTCACCCTCAGGTTCTAAATCGGCCAATGCAATATCGACAGCCGTCATGTACACCGACTCATCATCGGCTTGGTGAATGAGGTTTTGACCCGTTGATCCTTGCGGGTCTAAGTCGATAACGAGGCAACGCGCATTGAGGTTAAGGTCTAAGGCAGCTGCGGTCGCTAAGGTGACAGTTGTTGTCGATTTACCGGTCCCCCCTTTATGGTTTTCGACCACCACTGTTGTTGGTTCAAAGCGCTGGTTATACTTTGGAAAGTCCATAAATTCCATCATGCTCGCTACATCAAAGCGATTATAAAGGTGGGTGCGGCCTTGAATAATAGGTGCACCAATCACGCCCTGCTCTGTCGCTTCGTCGATTCGACTATTAAACGTCACACGCGATAGACCAAAAAGTTCTTGAAGTTCTTTTTTCTTCAACGAATGGTTGTAGATCAAACGGTCAACACTGCCTTCAATTTCAGTGTCAGTTACTTTGATCTGCATGCGCTCTTTGATAACAGCCTTAAGGTCGGCCTGTTCTTGCTGCATGCGTTCGCATACGAGTTCCAATGAATCGATGATGGTGGTCATGAAATGTCCTTAGTGCCTAAATCGCTTACAAACACTATAAAGTACTAGAAGTAAAAATTAAACCCTAAAAGATACTTTTATCCCAATAATGGTTTAATGTCTGTTTTTAGTCGCGAGATGGACGAAGGTTAACTTGAATGAGTGCTCTATATTAGCTCCATGAGACAAAATAGAGCACAAATTCAAGGTAATACGGAAGGGGGAGGCTTGTGAAACTTACTTGAAGTTCGAGATTTACTGTAATGGCAACAACGTTTATGAATGACTAGCACACGTCTTAAGCGCAAAAATATAAGTTTGTAAATTTTTAAAGCTTCGAATAGGAATATAAACACCCTCACCCTTGTCGTTGTTTGCAAGGTACCATTCAAGGTTTATCGGTGTGGGTAGGCAATTGCTTTTTGGGGAGGGTGACACGCACGCAGCCAGAAGGATGGCCGAACTCATTAGCAAAAGTCTCGTGTGGTTTTTCATTGATCTGTTTAACCTGTGCTTGTTTGTACTCTTGTTGTCGGGTCTCTCGCCATTTTTGATAACAGCTTGTGATAAATGAAAAGGCTTTCAGTAGCCCCAGAAAAGCTTGGAGATATTGCATTTATTGCGTCCGCTTGAAATGAATAGGATTGTTACTTAGCTGATTCTTGGCATGCCCACGGTTAGCTGCAATTCCCTCTAATACAGTAATGAGCCACTCGGGGGCTTTTGCTAATGTTTGAGGTTTAATGAACTGTCTCACCTGTGCCCAAATAAATCCGAGAGCGAACAAGACAAGCACCACAGCACCGTAATATTCACCGGCTGACCATCTTAGTACGCCAAAGATCAGATCAGCTTCTTCAGGAGTCAGAGTGCTGACCTCTGCCGCCACACAATTTGGTATCATTACAAGCAGTAAAAAAATTATCTTTTTCATGTATTTATCCATTCTTAGATGATTGTGGTATTTGCCTCTATATTATTAAAGACTGCTGAAAATCCATTAGTTATCGGTTGCAGCTAAACGAAGGTTTTCTGCGATTCGTTGTGACCAACCTCGTGAGAACCTGCGCCACGCCTTTGTATCGTTCATGTAATCTAAACGGTCGGCTAAAAACTTTAAGAGCACATCATTATGATCTGCGGCTTTAACTGCAGCTTCAGTTTTTTTACCATAATAGCCATCGTCCTTAGTGCCGACGGCGCGCTGCAAAAAGCGCATTGCACGCCAACAACCATGATGAATTGATGCATCAAAAAGTTGATACATCAGCGCTTTATGCAGATTGTCCCCACCAAGTTTGAGCCAAAAATCATGATAGTAGACCTCTTTAGCTTGCTCGATGCTGAGCTGTTCTATATTTAGATGCGGGTAGCTCATGGCGGAGATACCAAACTTCGTACCTTTACATTCTCCCTGGCCGACGGTTCCGGTCGTCCAGTTACCACGGTCATCGTATAGGTTTTGGTACTTACCTTCGTGACCAATCACCCTTTCGAAAGCGATCAAATAGGCTTGTGGGTATTTCATAGGTCCTCTCTCAATAATTAAGCCGGGCGAGTGGCTTCTACTTGGATGGTATAGGTACTGCGGGTACCCGACAGAGTAACGCTTTTAATCGACCAGTTACCCTTGGAGTGGAGAGAGCAAAACCCCTCTAACTTCATAGCCGATTCAGCAAATAAGCCTGGCTTCCCTCTTAAAGTGGCGCTGAATCTTTGCACGCGCCGGTTAAACTCTGAAAGTTTAGCTTCGGCACGTTGCGTCGCTTCATCTGCACTTTTAAACACACTATCTTGAATTAGGTAATAAGGTTTGTGGCCGATCTTCGCTGTGCCACTTTCTCCCGTCTCAGTGGTTTGCCATTCAGCTTTAATGCCTTTGAAGCGGATATTACTGGGGTGTGCAATCTTGGCTGAACCTTTTTGAACATCCTGAGCCGAAATAATGATGGAACGCTGGACGTTACCTGCTAACGTTTTTAGACTCCCTCGCTTGCCAAACACATACATACGATCGATGGGCTTGGCGATAGCGTCGTACATCGTTGCTAATCGAGTAATAAAAGCAGAGTCAGTCTCCTCATTTTGATTCAAGTGTCCGGTTAACAGGCATGCGAGTTCTGGGCTAACGCGCACATCGTAGCCATGCGGTTCCATTACGGCTTTCACCACATCCGAGACTGTAGCCGGTGGAAAGGAGCGTCGCCTAGGTTCCTTAAAACCACTCCTATCTTCTACACTAAATTTAGCAGGAGTAAGTTGCACAACTAGCTTTACTGGATGCAAGTGTTCAGTGACCGAAGAAACTTGAAAAGCTCCCCGATGCTCACCATCAATCGTTACGCTCCACTCACAACCGCTTTTAGGAATGTACTCTTGTAACTGGCTACCACTGAAGTTAAGAGTAAGCCTATCCGCTTTTGTACCATCATCACTGTCTGTTAATGACCAGCTGATGAGAAATGGCTTAAGCTCTGTAGCCCCCTCCCCCTTGATGCTTATTACGTCCATACCGGTATTTCTCTTGTTGCGACCTCATTAGCTTTATCCTCAATAGTCGGTAATTCAACCACTTGGCCGGGTTCTAAAAAAGGTGTAGTTTGGTTTGGATTAAGTCGATAAAACGCCTCCTCAAGCTCGTCTGAGTCCACACCAAATACACGAAAAAGTAACCGGTTAACCGTTTCATTTGGCTTTACTTGTACTTTCATTTCTCTGTCGATATTCCTTTAGCGTGAGTGTTATTTTGACGATTTGCGCTTGTCCTGAATCAATGATTTTTGTATAGCTGGTCTTTACATTACGAATGGTAAATGTCCCCCAATTTTTACCTTTACTATCCGTCGCCTGAACGACCTTATGTGCTTTGGCCATCGCACGTAACGCTTCAGCTTCGGCCTCGCCACTCCCTTTGAACGCTACGAGATTAAGCGTCCAGTTATCGAGCGGGTTGGCAGTAGGGTCTTGCCTCGGGCAATCAATCGCATCAAAATCTGACCAACCACTAGAAGTCTCATAGGAATGGCCTTCCAGCGGATTACTTTGTTTGACACTAAAAACATGCTCGTCTAATGCCAAATGCTCGTTAAATGCTAAATGCTCCATTAATTCACCAATGAATGTTCAAAATCTTGTGTGAGGTTTTCAGAGTCCAAACCATGCTCTTGAGCAAACTGAGTGAGCGCCTGCTGTATCGCCTCCATCGTTAACATTGCGGTTTGTTCTGGGGCTTGCGCTCCAGAGATCTGCACAACAGGAGAAAAGGTCACACTCGGCCTCTGAGTTTGCTCTGCTTTATGAATTTGATTACTTCTAATCTCTTCCATTTTATTGGGTAAGGGGCTCTGGTTTATCCAATGCTCCGTGGCAAGTTCTGGACTTTTCGCTTGAGCAAACTCGGGGCTGGCCACTGCTTTTGCCCCCTCAGACGCCGGTTTCTCGCTTGGTGTGCTCCCATCACCTTTAAACCAACTAAAGATGGTTGAACCAATATCTTCACCAGTAACGTCGCCAAGCATTCCTCCAATACCTGCGCCAATCACAGTTCCGATACCAGGAAGGACCATTGAGCCAAGCGCAGCACCTGCTGCTGCACCACCTAAACCACCAAGCAACCCACCGCCACGTTTTGCCGCCGCGGCTTTATCTCCACTCATTAGGTGGTTAGTAAAGCTAACGGCATCAAAGGCCATGCTGAGAGGTCGCACAAAGGAAGTCACTTTAGCCAGTTTATGAATAGGCATGCCCCACCCTTTTGCCTTGGCACTTCTTGAATCCGGCGCATGCCCACCGGGAACGCTCGAAGGTGAATCCTGAGTTACACCGCTGAACAGCCTCATACCTAAACTGCGTTTTCCAGCACGTCGGCGTCGTGATGATGGCCTTGCTTTTTCTCTTGCCCTGCCAGATTCGCTCACGCGAGCGCCGCCTGTCGCTCTTGCTTGACGTTCCATTGCGGCAGTGTGACGATTGGCCGCAGCCGTCGCTTTGTCTGTAGCAGACTGTTGGCTCTTTAAGGCCAATGCCTCTTTAGCGATACTCGTAATGTTTGTCGCGAATTTGATACCTTGATAAACCTTATAAGCAGCAATACCGGCCACGACTGAAGCACCTAGCCCAAGTACAGCACTGCTCGCCATTCCGGATTCAGCAATCCAATCAGTTGTTGCTATCGTTAGGTCCGTGACACCATTGTAAAAACCTCTAAGTGCAGGCCACGCCTTATCACCCAAAACAATGGCTAATTGACTGAATGCATCGTTAGAGCGCTCTATATCAGCAAGCCTTGTACTGGCATTTTCTTGGTACTCTTTCTTCACCGAATTTGAGCTTGCAGAAGCCGCATTCTCCTGAATTTGAGTGAGTTGCTCTGTATCCTTGAGCATCTTTGTTATCAGTGGACTCGCCTTGTCACCAAATATGGACTTGATCGCAGCAGCTTGCTCCTGTGTGTCTAACCCTTTGATACCATCGAGTACACCCAGCAAAGTAGCTGTTGCGTCTTTTGTCATACCAAGTGAAACAGACTCTGCATCAGTACCAAGCTTTTTAAAGGTGTTTTTTTGGCCATCCGTCGCTAGGAGTCCAGCGCTTAAAGCTGCGGTAATGTCCTTGACTGCTATTGTCGCCTCTTTTTTACTAGCGCCATTTGCTAAAAGGGCTCCCGACAGTCCCAATGCTTGTGACTCACTGAAGCCTGCGTTCATCATGAACTCGCCTTGGCTAGCCATAACATGCACGAGATCGCTTGCATTAACGCCGCTATTTTTGCTGTCAACCTCATTGATCATATTAGCCATATGCATGAATTTTTTTTGACCGGATTCATCATGCCTATACCCAAGTGCATTGCGTAATTTCATTCCTTGTTGGGCAGCCTGCACTTTATCTTTTATGCCCCAAGCAGATGAGGCCATAACAGTGTCACGGGTATAAGCAACAAGATCTTCCTTGCCAATCCCCGAGTTCGCGCCAGTACCAGCAATTGCCATTATCTGTGAGCTATCCACCCCTGCTAATTCGACCGCAAGACTATTTAGCTCACGACGTAGCGCTTGTGCTTCTTGTCCTTGAGCGCCTTGATTTCCAAAATCAAAATTTCGAGCAATGGTTAAAAATGACGCATCATTGACGGCCGATTTTTTCATCATGACTGCGCCGGTCGATAAAATGGCCCCAGCAGTGGCGTTACTACTTGGCATTGATTGCAGTACATCTTTTTTACGTTGTTGAAGTTCATTAGAGCGGCTTAGCAAGCGATTTTCACGGTCGAGTAATTGCGCTGATTTTTCGACTCTACGGTCTGCGATATCTTTAGCTTTGGGTAAATCCGTCGGGTTAATACCGACTGCTTCCAACTTACTTTCCAGCTTAGACATATGGCGTGACTGGTTTTTCTCTTGGGCTTTTAAGCTCGATGCTTTTTGACGTAGCCTCTCTAATTCAGCTTGTTCCTTTTTGGTGTGCTTATATTGGGCGTTTTTTTTCTTAGTCAGCTTGTAGACGACCGACTCAGAACGAACTAATTTTTGTTGCTCTTTATCAGTTAGATTAATACCTTGGGCTTTTTTCCTATTCAGCACTTCTAAAGCTTTCTGGTTATTTTTTAGCGAAACGGTCTCTGCGTCCGTAAGCTTTAAATGGAGTGTTTGTTTGGCAGACAACGCTGTCAGTACTGCGCTGTTATGTGATGCTTGCTTTTGAGTCATGCGAAGCGCCGACTCTAAAGACTCGAACTGCCTAACATCACCTGCAATATCCTGTGCTGATTTCAGTTCCTTTTGTGCCTTTTTTATGGCGCCAATAAAACCTTGCTGCGCCTTATCTGCTGTCTCAATTCCAGCGACCGCTTGCGTAGCACCTGTGGTGATGCCTAATTCTATTTTTTTATCCACGCTTTACCCCTAAGTGAGCTAAAGCTAGCTCGTAACGTCGCAATGCAATTTCCGTTGTCCACTCTTGTGCATCACCAGCGGAGTAACCCGCCAGTGGAATCACGTCTAGAATGACTTCAACGCTCTCTACTGAAAGTAAGCCGCTGGTCTGATTAAAAAATGCGTAACAGCGCTCACAAGGCTTCGGTAATCTGGTAATGGCAAAGCCATAATTTCATCTTCTTCAAGATCTGTAAGGTTCGCGATAATAAAACAGGCCCGTTTGATGTCATCATTGATTTTATTGGCCATTTTGGAAAGTTTAAGGGTAGGTAGCTCGAAGGTTACTTTGCGCTCACCACTAAAATGCAGCACCACTTCTTTCGCTGTTTCATCCTGCTCTAATTGAGCCAACTGGTAGCTGGTTTGGTGGTAGAAGTCATAAGACGACTCATAAAGCGTCAGCCAATCAGGGCTTGATAGCGCATCCAGTTCATCTTGGCAAAGCCCTGTTGAGGCCATCACCAAAGCTTCTTTCTCTTCTTGGGTGAATGTGTCACCTTTCGGCTCAATCGCCATGCTTGATTCACGGCTCATTGGCTTTACTGTGACTTTACTGAGTGTTTCAATGGATTTTAAAAGCGTGAATGAACGCTCTAGGTATTCGGTTTGAGTCATACT